CTCGTACTGCGATTTCGCTTCAGCATATTTCTGCGTCGACGACAACGGCGACAAGCTGCCGAGCAGTGCGTTCTCACGCAGGTTGCGCAAGCTGGCGGCGAACGAACCCATACGGGTCACTGTGGCCTGCAGCGCCTGGGACTCAGCGTTATAAGCGTCAGTCAGGGCGGATCGGTAAGACGTTAGATCGACAGTCGCTGCCTGCACCTCGGGAGTGACCTGCGCGAATGCGCCGGCTACTCCCAGCAGGACCGAAACTGCCTCGGCACCCTGCGCGCCGAGCCTCATCTGCGCCTCTACCAGCGCGCGGAAGCCATCCCGGCTCTTCGGCATTTGCAGGTTCACCGCAGCCAACGCCGTTGCAATCTGCTGACTTGCGGCCGCGTTCTTCTCCGCCTCCGAATAGAACGCGTCGTAAAACGCACTCGCGTTTGCGAATAGCCTGTCGATGCCGCCCGACGCCGCCATTAATGCACTTACGGCAGAATCGCTCAAGCTCGAAAAGCCAACGAGTTGCGCACGCATGGCCGCAAGCGCGGACTGCGTGGCATTGATCTGCTCGACGACTCTGGCCAATTCCTCGATTGACGCATCCGACGCGATTCCGTTGAGCATGGTGCGTGCCCACTCGGGCAGGCCGATCGAATTCAGCGCCGTGCGAACGGACGAGCTGAGCGCGGCCAGATACTGCGCCTGCCCTTTTTCTCCGTCGGCGAACTCTTTCGGCGCCCACTTTGAGGTGCGCGTCGAGTTCCAGTCGAGGACGGTGCTCCCCATCTTCTGGATGAGCAGTGCGCCCCAGGCACCGTCTTTGCTCGTGTCGTCGGCGAACGCGGTCGCAGCTGTGTAGCCGGCCGTCTTGCCAAACGCCAGTGCGGTGCTATCCAGGATCCCGACAATGCCCGACGCAAGCTGAGCCGTCATGGCGTTGGCTTCGGTTGAAACCTTCGTGTGCTGGAAGCCCAGCGACTCGGCGCGGATCGTGCTGACGCCAGCCGACGAGGCGCTTGATGCGCCGCCGGTATGGGCCGTGCCCGAGTCATCGAACTTCTTCACGAGCGCTACAGCGGCGCCAATGCCGAGGGCAATCGGGCCGAGGGCGCCGATCGCAAGACCCAGGCTGGCCATCGGGGCCGCCATCGCACCGGTTATTGCCGTGCTGAGCGTACCGACCAAGCTGCCGCCGGCACCCCAGGCCGCGGTGAGACCGGCAGCCATGGAGCCGCCAAATCCTGCAAGCCCGGCGCCAATGCCGAGACCTGCGCCAATGCCGCCAGCCGCACCGATGCCGCCGCTGGCCGCCGCTGTGGCGGCGCTGGCGGTGCCGCTCAGTCCGAGCATTCCAGTCAGCGCGCCCGCAGCCGGATTCACCACAGCCGAGACGATCGGCCGCAGCACCAGGGTGTTGAACATGTTCTTGATCGTGTCAACCAGGTTCTTCCCAAAGCCTTTGCCGGACTCGAAGCCACGCAGCAAAGCGTCTGTAAGCGACTGCTCGATGGACTCCGCGGCACGCTTCCAATTTTCTTCCGCCTTTTTTGCACTGTCGACGGCCGCTTGTTTTGCCGCCCCCTCACGCTTGGCGACTGCGAGATCACGAAGTGCGGCCGCTTGCTGACGATAGGTCTCTGCCACTGCGCTACCTGGCTCAATCGCCTCCAGGGCGGCGGCAGTCTGTTCTTTTTGAGCGGCAGCGTCTTCAATGCGGGCGCTCTGCAGCTCCGCCAGCGCTGCCGTCCCCAGGCCGATCTGTTCGTTCGCCTGCTCCTGAGCCCTAACCTGCTCCGCAATTGTCTTGAAATCTGCCTCGGCTGCGGCCTTCCCTTTGGCATAGCTGGCCTCGCTCGCCTGCAAGCGTTTATTCGAAGCGACGATGGCCTCGTTGGCGGCCAGCTCCTTGATCTTGGCTTCGTACTCGGCCTTGCGCGCCGGCGTCAACTTGAGCTTACCTGAAGCAAGTTGCTCATCCAGAGCAATCTGGAGTTTTGCTGACTCAGCCAGCGGCGCCAACGTTGTTGCCTCCGCCGCCGTTGCCCTGATTTTCTCGTTGATCGATTGAATTAGCCCCTGGTACACCTCCGTTGCTTTCTCGGCAGCCCTGCTTTGGCCGTCGTATTGCTTCCGGATGCGAGCCTCCAGCTCCGGAGTAAAGGCGGCCCCGAGATCCTCCTTTGCTTTTTTGATCTCGGCGTTCATTTTCTCCGCGCTGGACGCATACTTCTCCATCCACTCGCCGAGGGTTTTCATCGATCGATTGTTCTTATCGATGTCATTTTCGCGGTTGTACTCAGCAATCTTGGCGGTGAGATCGCCGTACTGCTTGCCAAGCACTCGCAATATCTCGGTGCGGGCCTCCAGACTCAGGTTGACGAATTCACCCTCCCCCTTGCCTGCGCGATCGATTTGCGCCACGACTTCGGCCAAACGCTCGCCAGCAGGCGACTGCGTCTCAGATGGCTTGAAACCTATGCTGGCGAGCCGGTTTCGTTCCCGCAGTTTGGCGATCTGCTTGTCCAGTCCTTCAAGCACCTCTTCGGTGGACGCTTTAACTGACTCGCCCGCTTGGTCGCCAGCTTTTTCCGCCGAGTCGCCCCATACGGCCCAGGCAGTAGCCGCCACACCCAGGAGAGCGATCAGGGCGCCGATAGGACCGCCAAGCAGACCAAGTGCCCCTCGGGCGAGTCCGCCTGCAACCGATGCCGCTCTCATTGCGGTTGCTTGTGCCGCAAGTGCCGCCGCATGAGCCTCAGCAGCCGCAGCCGCTCGCAGTTGCGCCGGGATCAGGCCATTAGTCGTGATTGCAAGAGCGGTCGCGCCCTCGGCAGCAAGCACCGACGCCCTCAGCTCGGCCACTCGCGCGGCAGCCAGTGCAGATGCTGCTCCGGTGGCAACTACGCTTGCCTGAGCCGATTGCACATTCGCAGCCGCATGAGCGCGACTTGCCAGCACGGCACCCATGGCCTCCTTGGCAGAAGCGGCAAGCGCGGTCCCGAGCTTTACCGCTGCCATTGTCCCCATCGCGCCAGCCGCGAGGGTCAGGTTTTCTGCCAGGAGCTTGATCCCGCCAGCAAAAACCGTCACCACGCCACTTGACTGCGAAGTCTGCCCTACCAGCTCCAGAACGTTATTCTTCAGGACCGTGAAGGCGCCGCCAATAGTCTCTACTGACACCGCCTCGTTGCGCAAAGTGCCAAGTGCGCGGGGGAGTGCTTCGGACAAGACCGCCGTCGTCAGCTGCCCCTCCTCCGCCATCTTACGCAGTGCACCCGTCGGCACCCCCAGTCCGTCAGCGAGCGCCTGCATGAGACGTGGCGCCGCTTCGTTTACAGAGTTGAACTCATCACCGCGCAGAGTGCCGGAGGCGAATGCCTGGGAGAGCTGAAGGATTGCCGACGATGCGGCCTCACCCGAGGCGCCGGACACTTTTAGGCCCAGACTCACCGTTTCGGTTATGTCTGCCACCTGTCTTTGCGCTAAGCCCAGTTCGCGCGTGCTCTTCGCAATATTCGCGTAGAGAGAGCCAGTCGCTGAAAGATCTGACTGCGCATTAGTAGCAATACGACGCACCGCCGCTTGAGCATTCACGAATTCAGTTTGCCCAGCCGAGGCCAGCTCTAGTTGTCCGACGTATTTGCCGTACTCGTCGGACAACTGAGCGATTGTCGCGATGCCGCCACCAAATCCGACTGCCGCCAGGGCGGCGGCGAAACCGCTAAAAGACCCCTCCGCATCGCCAGCCGCCTCCTCAGCCTCCCGCAGTTGCTCGATAAGCGGCTGCGCTGCCTCGGTTACACCGAGCTGCTCGGCTCGCAATGCTGCCAGTTGCGACGCGGTCTTGCCAATTCCGTCGGCTTGCGTGCGTAGCCCCTCCAGGAAGCGACTGCTCGCGTCGAGCTGACGCTGAGCCTCCGCTGCCATATTCGTCTTCCGGGTAACCGCGTCGAGTTGATCAAGGTACGGACGAAGTGCCGCAACATTTAACCCACGAGAATTCGCTAAGGCCGCGTAATAATCTGCAGTCCCCCTGGTACCCGCATTCATTACCGCAGTGGCGCGCTGAATTGATTCCGCCATACTCCGCGTTGCGCGATCGACCTGGCCGGCGGCGCTGCCTGCCCCCTCGCCCACATTACGGAGGCCCGGGATATTCCCCAGGTTGTCGAGCGTACGCCCAGTTTTCTTCGCTGCTTCGTCGACCCGAACAATCCCAGCCTCGGTCTTTGCCGTGGATGCATCGATCTCGCGGAGGCCAGCCGTTGCACCTGAAGCATCCGTCGTTACCTTGATAACCGCTTCGTTGACAATTTGGCTCATGGACTGCCCATAAAAAAAGCCGCCCGAAGGCGGCTTAGAGGTTTTGGTCGCTACCGACGCTAGAACGCTAGCGCCTGCAACTTGGTAAATGTCTTTGAGTCAGCCGTGGCAAGCATCTTCTTGCCATCCTTAAGCACTGCGACGAAGGTAATTTCCTTACCCTTCCCGCCGAGGAGAAGCCCAGCAAGCATGCCAACTGGGCCCAGTAATGTCGCACCTACGACTCCCCACCCCACTGTGCCACCGACTCGTTTCACTGACTCTTCCGTGGCTATCTCGACAGACTCAATTTGTCCTGTCAATGACAGTGTTTGCCCCATACTGAACCCGTCGCCAGGTTGCCACGGGAAAGTAATGACATTGAACCCAAATGACGCCTTTCCCTCAGGGAAATCGCCAGCGTGAATTGTAATGGTGCTCACTATGCCTCCCATTGTAGAAAGGCAATATTACACCATGAAGAACAGCCCCGGACGGTTGCTTTTCAGGAACCTTTACTCATGACAGCAAGGGCTGTTACCTCCATAACTTGCAGGTCCTGGTCGAGTTGCTGATACTCTTCAGCCGTCAGGCCCATGCGGTCCATCCGGTGGTATGCAACAAAGTAGTCGAGCCCGGTGGGGCCGTTGATACCGACTCGCCACTGCGTACGCAAGCCCTGGAATAGATTAAAGGCCTGTACATTTTCAGGCCAGATTTCGGTCGACGTCACTACCTCGTCTCGGCTCAAGCCGGCCGTGGCCAGTTCAGCGTCGGTCGGCTCATGCTCATAGAGCGCGGTAGCAACGTCTTCTAGTTTTTTACCCGCACCCGGGTCAGTTCGTTGATGTACTTCTCGACGATCGCGTGACCCGAGCCGAGGTAGTTCTGCGTCAGCTTCTCGATGTTTTCCGTGTTGAATGGATCGTCGAGGTCCCAGCCACAGACCACATCCATCAGCAAGTCCGCGTCTTCGCGCGAATCCATGGAGTCCATGAATTCCTTGAACTCTTCTCGGGTGCGGTGCTTGAACGTGAACTCGATGTCAACCGCGCGCCCGCCTGGCACCGGAATCGAGACAGCTGCTTTGAAGGTCGGGGATGGGTTGAGGCTGAATTTTGGTTTTGCCATGATCTTGTGCTTTCAGGTGAAATAAAAAGACCCGGGAGGAGCTACCTCCCAGGCGGAAAGGCCGGCACGCTAGCGCCGGCTGGCAACGAATTAGTAACGAACGACCTTGTTCTGCAGCGAGAAGGTGGCCTTCACGGCCATGACGCTGCCTTGGGCAAGACTCGGCGACTCGTTGAAGCTGCAGTACCCCGCGTACAGCAGTACGCCGCCGCCCGGCAGGATGCCGCGCAGGCAGGTCAGCTTGACGCCGTCCGACACCGCCTTGAGGGCCGCATGGTGCGGCGCCGTCTTTTCGTCACCGATCGTCAGGGTCACGGTCGTCGCGCTGAAGCCGTCAGGCAGACTTACCGGCATGTCACTGTCCAGCAGCGGCACTTCGACGAACTTGCCGTCGCCGCCGGCGATGTCAGCCCCGGTGACGCCAACGATCGGCACCCAGGTGGTCACTTTGCGCACCGAGCCGGCACCGGCACCGGCCGGGAACAGGTTCGTATCGGTCGTATCCAGCCCCTCGAGGATGAACTGGGTGCCGGACGGGGCTTTCACGCGGAAGACGCGACCATTGGCCTTACTCCAGCCGCCGGTGTACTCGACGTAGTCGCCGACAGCAAAGGTGTTGGTTGCGGTGCAGACAGCTTCGGCAGCGTTGGTCGCCGCCGAGATGGTGACAGCAGTGGCGAACGCGGAAGCCAGGGCGAACGCGATGTTCTTTGGCAATTGCATGGATGGGCCTTTCGATTTAAAGAGCCCGGAAGCCGGGCTTAAAAAAGCCGCCCGGATTACTCGGGGCGGCTGGGTTTAGGATGGGATTTGCGGGGACGGTCAGCAAAACAGATTGAAGTCCTGCATCGTTCCTCGGTACTGCGTGTCCTCATCGAAGGTTGCAACCCGGGCGGTCAGGACTTCGACCTGCAGGGCGCTAGCGGAGCGCATGGCCAGTTCGACTTGCTGGCCGAGCTCGGCGGCGTCAAGACGAGTTTCGGCCCAAACGTTCACCTGCATCCGAGTGTTGGTTTTATCCGGCGCTTCGCCAGTCACGAAGTTCAACGGTTCACCGCCCACAGCCTGATAAGTGATGTAGGGCAGTGCCGTACCCGCAGGCGCGAAGTCGGGGAAAACGCGCCCTCCCGCTAGGCCGCCTAAGGCATTACGCACATGCATTTCGGGGATCATCCGCCCTCCAGGTTTCGCTTGATCTGCTCAGCTAGCGTCTTCGTCATCATGTCGACAGCCGCCTGCTTCTTACTTTCATAGGCAGGCCGCATGAACGGGTAAGCCGGCGCGCTGGCCGTGCCGTATTCCAGCTCAGCCGCACGGCGGTGAGCCTTCCAACCGGTTTTCTTGCCGGTACGCTGACTGATCCTATTATTCTTTGGGACGAAGCGGTGACCAAACTCGACCCAGCGCCAGTAATAGGCCCCATCGCCTTTGAAATTTCCATTGCGGACGGTGACGATGTACGTTTGGCGCCGGGCGCCGTCGGAGTCTTCCTCCAGCCTCTTCACAATAATGTTGTCGTACAACACGCCAGTCTTCTTGTTTGCTAATGCATTTTGCTTTGCCTGATCGCGCAATAGCTCTGCACCCGCAAATCCAGCCGCTCGAAGCGTCGACTCCCCTAATGCTTCGTCTAGCCTCTGCGTTGCGATATTGAACGCGTGCGCCAATCCTGATGTGTCGAAGCGGATCATTTCACGCTCTCGCAGACCAGGTCCATAAAGCGCCGATCGGCATTGCGCAGCGGCGGGGACTTTATTTCATAGGTCGTGCCGTTGTGCACTACCAGCATCGTCTCGTCGACATCAGCCCGATACCAGGTGCAGATCGACGCCCGGAGCACCGAGACCTCGACGCCGGCGCGAAGCGTCTCCAGCCCCCGCAGGTGACGAACGTCGCCCCAGGCTCCAGGCTCGACGGCTACCCAGTCTTGGCTCGGCTGGCCAATGGGATCAACCCCCTGTTCTGGCTTCAGGAAAGTAAGACGATCGTTAAACATCAGTACACCCGCTCCGGGTCTAGTAAGCGCGGCGCGCTGGCGGCCATGGGCGCCGAGAGCTGCCCGAACTGCTCGGCCACGCGCCGCAAAATGAAGCCCTTGACCGAATCCGGCACGCTGTTGTGATCCGGACCGTAGCCGGCGACGTACTCGACCTCGACGGCGTTAATGCGCTCAGCGGTCGCGGGCCAGGCCTTGCCGGGCGCCGGTACGATGTAGCCCGGCTCGCTCACCGAGTCGACCTCGTAGTCCGCCGGATCAAGGGTCTGCTGCTGGCCAGTCGGATCGATGAACTTCACGTGCACCACGGAGATCAATCCAGGGCGCGGCAGCTTGATCGCGTCGGGGAACCGGTCGAGCGTCAAGCGCAGGGTCTGCTCGATGATGGCGCGCTGCGTTTCGAACTCGGCCTCCGCGGTGGCGGTTTTGACGGCCTGCTCGACTTCATCATCCAGGCCGGCGCCGGTTGCGCGCGCCGCCGTGATGGCAGACTCGAGCGACACCGCCAGCTGAGCCGGGGGCGTGATCACTTTCGGGGTCATCGGTAGTTTTCCTGTGTTGCTGACGGCCGGCTGCCGGTGGACACCTGGGCCGGCCGCGACTGATATTCATGACGCCGCGGCGTGTAGCCGGCTCCGGCCGGCGCCTGGACAAACTGCCCAGCGCCTACGGCGGCCGCAAAGCCTGTGAGGCAATGAGCCGCCACGCCGAGCGGCTCTGCGGCAGCAGACAGCTGGATCGACCCTGCGGCGATGACGGCGCTGACGGAGGCAAGCGCGCCGACGGACGCTGGCGCCACACCGGCGCCGCCGTTAGCCATCGCAGCACCAGCCGACGCCACGGCACCGACAGCGCCCACACCTGGTGCCGGCGCAGATCCGGAGACCACCGTTACCGCCGAAGCCGAGGCTTGGCCGACCGAAGCGGAAGCGCTCGCGCCTGTCGGGCTGCACCGCGCCGAGCCGCTTGCTGAGGCATCGCCGACCATCGTCGACGCCGAAACGCCGCCCGGGGATGCCGCAGAAGCGCTTCCACCGGTAGCCATAGCGACGCCGACGACGCTCGTTACTGCAACGCCTGCGGTTGCCGTGCTGGCGCCGGCTGACGTAGTGGCTGCGCCTACCAAGGCAGCAGCACCGGCACCAACTGGTGATGCCTGTGCGCTGGCCGCCCCGGCAACCGAAGCAGCGTTGACCTGCGCCGCCGCCATCACTCCCGACGCCGACGCTGCAGCACTCCCTCCTGCGCCGGCCGTGCCAACCTGGCTGACGCTGGCGGCTCCGACTGGGACTGCGACCCCATTCGTTACGACCCCGACGGCCGGCTCACTCGCTGCCGTCAAGCTCTCGACCAGAAGCTGCGACGCTGCGTTGATCGCGCGAATGCCGACATAGCCCGCATCCGGAATCGCTGTATCGATCGCGGAAATCACCGGGGTCGGCGCATCGTCCACGTAGACGTTCAGCGTAGATCCGTTGACATCCAGGCGAAGTCGAAGCATCGCTCCGACCACCGCACTGCAGGGCGCGCTTCCCAGTAGCGTCGACGTGCCGCCAAGGACCCGGTACAGCTGGATGCCGGTACCGATCAGAAGGCGCGCGAGGTAATAGGTCTGCGCATTGCCGGCGAGTCGAACGGCGACGCCCACGCCAGGCCCATTCGTGGCCGATGCAATGTAAAGCTCGATCGTCGCCGAATAGTCGGAGCTCGGCGCCGGCGCGCTACTTAGGTAGTAGAGCGTTGATCCGGAAAAACGCAGGCGGTCGCCCGTCGAGGTGATGAAGACGTCACCCGTTGCGCCGGGTACTTTCTGCCATCCGGGGTTGGCCGTGCCGAGAGAATCGCCAGGCGTCCCATTGAATGGGTCGTTGACAAACAGGGTTTGCGTCATGGGAGCGCCACAATGTCGGGGTCGCGCGCGATCAGCTCATGAGTCGCTGCGTCGGCCGTGACGTCTACGTCGACCACGGCCGCACCGGGCAGGAACTCGACGGCGACCTGCCATGCGATGTTGTAATCCGCAACCTTCGGGCGGTAGGCGTCATCGCCAGCGCCGCTACCGATCACGGTACAGCGGTAAAGTCGCCTCATGCGAGCGCCCTTACGCGATGCGAATAACCGCGGTCGCCGCCGCCGGTGCCGGCAGATTCACGGTGAACGTGCCGTTAGTCGAGGTGATATCGGCGCCGAAGTCCAGCACCGCTTTGACCTTGTTGCCGTTGGTGGCGTCATAGATCACGCAACCGCGGGCCGTGATGGTCGAGTTTGCCCACGACGGATCGGCGAAGTCGAGGATGGCGGTAGCCCCGTCAAGCGCTGCAGCGTAGCCGCTGAGGGTTGCGCCGCCCGCCGTGTAGCCGGCGCCAGCCACCTCCCCCGCCGCCGAATAGGTCGCGGTAGCCGCGCCGAGCGTGGCCGAACTCGCATACAGGGCGCACTTGTACGTGTTGCCCGGCGGGCAGAGTAACTGCAGCGCGTCGAGTTTTGCCTGATTGGGGAATGCGGCGGTAATGGCCATCTGAACCTCTAAGTGGTCGCGCTCAACCGCTCGCAAATGAATGCCAGCAGCTGCTCGTCTGATTTATTCGTTACGTCTTCAGGGAAGACAGGGATGCTGCCGCGCGGCCCGCGCACGGCAACGTAGATGATTCCCGGCTCCGCCGCCTGGGCGCGCAGGTTGGCGAGCCAGGCGGTGGTAGCGGGCTTCATCGCTTACTTGGCGGACTTCGGCTTCGCGTCCGGCTCATAGGCCTTGGCCACTTTGCCGTCGATCAGCCTCTGGGCTTGCTCAGCTTCGAAGCCTGCGACGTCGCCCGGGGCGTAGATATTCCACGGCTTGATAAATTCGACCGATTTCATGGGTGCTCCAACAGTTGGATGGTAGGGCCAGCCTCAGGATTGAGGCTGGCTGTCAGACGCTGTTACGCGCCCCAGGTCACGCCGGTCAGGACGGCGATCGACTCGACGTGGCGCGGGCCGAAGTCGTGCTTCGCGATCACGCGGACCAGGGTCTGGTCACGCTGGAATGCGCTGACCATGTTGCCCTGATCGTCCTTGTAGGTCGCTTCCTTCGAGTAGTCGATCAGCAGCGTTTCGTCCTCGCCGATGAAGCAGTCGTTGAAGTCGACGAAGTAGATCTCCGACGCGTTCGAGCCGGCGCCCAGGTTGTTCGGTACTTGGGTGGTCTTGCCGATCGGGTAGCCCTTCAGGTTGCCGTCCTTCATTTCCGGGTAGACCTTGTTGCCGTTGCCATCGCGCAGACCTTCCAGGAAGCGGAAGGTACGCGGCGACATGATCCAGCCCGGCGCGCCCATGTTGGCGTTGACCCCTTCCAGGCACAGGATCAGCTTGTTCAGATCGCTTTCGATCTTCTGCAGCGTGCCACCATCGGAGGCCTGAATCTTGAAGCCCGCCAGCGCCCAGGCCAGCAGGCCCTTCGGGGTGTCGAGGGTGCCGTCGTCGCGGATGAAGGCTTTGTCTTCACGCGAGCTCATCGCACCGGTCAGGTCGTCGACAACGAGTTTGTCTACGTTCGGGCTGGCGCCGGAGTAGGCCAGCAGGTCGTTCGAAATCGGGACCAGGCCGGTCAGCTTCTTGGCCGACAGCTTCAGGTTGTCGAAGGTCTGGCCGGTCGTCGGGATGTCGGTATCGCTGCCGATGTAGCCGACCACAGCGCCGCCCTTCAGGCGCGGCAGGGTGATGTTGCCGTTCGTGAGCGGCAGCGAGCGAGCGCCGAGACGGCGCACGACCGACTGCGGGCGCCACAGTTCGATCACCTCGCGGGCCATGTTGGCCGGCACCAGCACGCCGCCAGCGCCCGGAGTTAGGGTGTTGAGGGCCATTGCCACGTCTTCGCCGAACTGGTTGTCCATGGCGAACTTGGCTGCGGCCTGCTGGTTACCGCCGGCGACGACGAGCGCACGCACCATGCGCGACATTCCCGAGCCCGGAAGTTCCGGGGTACGCGGACGAGCCGGCATACTGGCCGGAGCGCCTGCTGCCGGCGGCGCTGCGGGCTGGTGTGCAGCGTTCAGCGCACGGTCGACCGGGACGGCGGCGGCCGCGGCGATGGTTTCAGCCGCTTCCATGCGGGTGATCTGGGCGGTCAGCTCGCCGAAGCGGGCCTGCAGATCAGTGAATTCTTGCACCTGCTCGGCGCTCAGTGCGGTACCACTGGCTTCGATCTGTGCCAGAGCTTGCACGCTGGCGTTGACCTTGGCGCGTTCGCTGCGGAGTTCGTTGATGGTTGGCATATTGCCCTTCCTAGAAATGAAAAAGCCGCCTCGAGGGCGGCTGGTTGCTTGTCCCGCGAACGCGGTCAAATTTGGTTCTGGATCGCCATCGCTTTCGCGCGAGCGCCGATGGATGGATTCTTAGTGGAGCGCGCAGCACGCGCCTGCCGGGCCTGCGCCGCGATGCGGTCGATTGCAGCCTGGGGCGTCTCGATTCGATCAGCGAAGCCGACGTCGACTCCCTGCTGACCCATGAACACGCCAGCCTCGGTGCCGCGCACAGCATCCACTCCAATGCCGCGGTACTTAGCCACGGCATCGACGAACTGACCGTAGTAGCCCTGAACCATATCGTTCAGGAACTTCAGCGATTGGTCCGACAGCGGCTCGTGGGGACTCAGGTCGTTCTTGTGAGCGCCGGCGTAGACCGTGGTCACCTTGACGCCCATCTGCTCATTGCGGGCGGAGACATCGAGGTGCTTGGCAATCACGCCGACCGAGCCGACACCGGACGTACGCGACATCGACACACTGCCGATCGCCGACGCCAGGAGGTAGCCGGCCGAGTAGGCGCTGTAATGGGTGATCGCGCTCATCGGCTTGGCGCCGCGGGCATCAAACAGGAAGTCAGCCAGCTCGAAGGCGCCAACCGTGCTGCCGCCGGGGCTGTCGATGTCGAAAGCGATGTGTTCGACCGCCGGATCCGCCAGAGCCGAATTCACCTGGGCCCGGACTTGCTCGTAGCTGGTCATCGTTTCGCACGGATTCATCTGCATGCTGCGACTGACGAGTACACCATGTACGGGGATGATCGCCACGCCGGTGTCGGCGATGGCTTGGCGGCGGGCCGATTCTGCACGCATCGCTGCGGTCTCATACGGCTCGTCATCGTCCTCCATCATCTGCGGCTGCGCGCCGTTGACGCTCAGGTTGACGATGTTCAGGCTCATCTGCTGATTTGCCCAGGCCGCGACCTGGTCGAGCATCGCCTCAGTGACCATCAACGGCTGGTTGAAGATCATGCTGGCGATGCGGAAGCGGTTTTTCATGCGAGGATCCCTTCGATTTCTTTGACCTGCTCAGGCGTCGGCGTGGTGCCGGGCGGCGGCGTTTGCTGCCGCGCGCCGGCCTGCGGATTGGCCGCATCGATCATATTCAGCGGCTGCAAGTAGGTGTCGCCACCAGCAATCGGCGGCAGGTTTTCCAGGCGCCGGATATCGTTTACCGACAACCAGCCCCACTGGCGAGCAACGGCATACGCGTCGTAGCGCGACTTCTGATCGCCGCGCAGCAGGCCGGAGACGTTGAACTCGATGTAATACTCGGCCCGCTCGCTCGGCAGAAGCAGGTCACGCATCATGGCCTGCTCGTGCCGCTTGATCCAAGGCAGCAGGGTGTAGATGACGAACTGAATGCCTTGGTGCTCGATGTTCGAGAACGTGGCCTTGTCCAGCTCGCCAATCATGTGTGGCGGCATCTTGTAAATGCGCGCGATGTCGAGCGCGCACAGCTTCAGTGCCGGGATCAGCTCTGCATCGACGTTCGTCATCGACAGAGCCTTGAAGGTCATCCCCTCCTGCAGCATCGCCACCTTCTTGGCGTTGCTGCTGCCGCCGTAGCGCTGCGCCCACTGCTCCACCAGGCGGTCAATAACACCCTGGTCCTTGATCGCCCCGCTCTCGCGTGGCCGCTCGATGACGCCGGACAGCGCCGTGCCGTTCAGGAACGACTTGCCTGCGTATTCCTGGATCGCCTGCGCATGCCCGATCGCGTTCGCGTGAAGCATGACCGGCGAAATGCCGACGTAGTTGTTTAGGCCGGTCCAGCGAACGTGGTGGATCATCCGCTGCGGCAGCAGCTCTCCGCCGTCGATGCTGTAGTACGGGCGCAGGTCGCCGCCCTTGTACACCGTGACGATGCCGTCGATCGGGTGCAAGGCCTGCGGCGTGCCGTCCGATCCACGGATGATCTTGCTGTACGAGTTGCCGCGCAGGCCGACCTTCAGCTGCTTTTGCTCCCGATATTCGAAGGGCGTCTGCCATTCGTTCGGCTCCCAAGCGATGAGCCGGTAGACCTTGTGCTTGCGAGCCGGCTCACGGCCACCATTCCCGGTCCGGCGGAAAAGCTCGACCGGCAGCTGCGCGACGCTTTCGGCCAGGATCGTGTTGCAGGCCTGCAGAGCCGTGAGTGCGAGCGCGCTTTCTGGCGTGACCACCGGCCCCGCGTCGGAGCGCGTGCCGCCCAGTCCGGACAGCCACCCGCCGCCAGCACTGACGGGCTGGCCCGAGAAAAACTGTCGTGCGAACATTCTTAGCCTTTACTGCCGCGGCGCGCGACCATGTATGACCAGGCGAGCAGAGCCACGCCAGGCACGATGAAGCCGGCCGGCTCATAGATCAGCGCGGCGCCGGCGGTGAGCAGGCCCAGGCCGAGCACGCCGGCGAGCAGCGTGATCCAGTCCAAAGGGGTCATATCGTTATGCCTTCGTCGTAAATTGAGCCCACCGCCATGGCGATAGGGTTCAGTGCCATCAGGGACACCGCGTTGTACAGCGCCATCAGCGGGTCGATCTTGGCCTTGCCGGAAGCCTGCTTTGTCACCGAGATAGCGTTCCCGCGGTCCTCGATGCGCGCGTTACCGACACACCAGGCCATCATCGGCCGGGCGCCGTGCACCAGCTCGCCGCCGGCAACCTTCCGTTCCGTGGTCTTGATCGCGCCGTTGAGCTTCCAGCCCTGCTGAATCGCCACGATCTGCTCGATGGCGATATCGCGGCCGGGTGAAACCAGCTCGTCGACGATGTCGTTGATACCGGCGGCGTCCACGCCGAGAGCATTCTTCTCCGGCAGCAGGCCGGCATCGCGCACGCGGCAGATGTAATCGGCTACGCCGGCGACGTCTTCGCCTGGCCGGTCGACAATCGTCAGATCGCCTTGCTGCTGGAAGTCCAGCAGCATTGGCGCGATCTCCTTGCGCCGCTCGAGCGCGATCTTGTGGCACCAGGCGTGCGACCAGGTCAGCCAGCGGCCGGTACCTCGCTCACGGCCGACCAGCGTCAGGCCCAGCAAGTCATCCAGGCCGCCGCCGTCGATGCCCGCAACGACCACTTCGCTGTTCGCCAGAAGATAGTCAAGCGTGACCTCGGCCGCCCCGGCCTCTTCCCAGAAGTCGGCACCGGCCCAGCGGTCGGACCGCAGATTGAGGCCGATCTCAATGTTCAGGTGCTTCGCCAGGAACTGCTGGAAGGCGCCGTCGGTTCTTGCCTGGAATTTCTTGAGCTGGTCTTCCAGCCACTCGGCGCTGACCGAGCGGCCCATGTTTGGATTCGTGATGTAGAAGGTTGCCGGGTCGAGGTATGCCTTCTTCCTTACCATTTCTGGCGGGTATTCGTACAACACGCCCAGCGAGCGCGGATCCTCGATCTTGCCGTCACGGACATCGCGGAAGTAGTTCAGCTTGTCCTTGAACACCCCGGCCGGCGGTTCGTCGCTCTGCGTCGTCAGGTAAATTACCCAGCCTTCATTTCGCGAAACTTGGCCGCCGAGCGCTTCCATGAACATCGCTTCGGCGTTCGACCGCTTGCCGAACAGCCAGTGCTCATCGACCAGCACGCGCCCGGACTTCTTACCCGAGACGGTGTCGGTGTCGGCCGCAACGACCTTCAGCGAGGCTTTCGACACGCGGTGCGTGATCGTCCGAACGTGATCCTGGACGTGGAACAGGTCCAACAACTCCGGATCCGCGCGCACCATTGCGGCTGCCGGTTTGAAGCTGTTGTCCGCCACCTCCTTGGTCGGGGCCAGGATGAGGTGTTCCTCGCCCTCGCGCCAGCACAGGATGACCGCGGTGAGCATGATGCCGGCCGCGATCGTCGACTTCGTATTCTTTTTGCTGATCAGCAGGTAATACTCACGGATCAGCTGATTCCCGGTCTCGGCGTCGTAGCCGCCGAAGATGGCCGCCACGAAGTCGAAAACCCACTGTTCACTGCACTCGCCGAAATTCGGGCTGCGATAATCGCTTAGCGCTTCGTCCCAGACCGTCTTTGGCAGGTCGGTAACCTGCAGCTGCTTGAAAATCGCGAGCGCCTGTTCGGCCTGATCAGGGAAGATCGGCGCCGGAATTATGGATTCACCATTAACCAGGCGCTCTACCCAATCGCGGCAGGCAGTCGTCCATGCTGGAGTGCCACCCATCGTCAGACTTTCTTGCCGCCGGCGGCAGCCAAGCGCGGCGCGGCGGCCTGACCAAAGCGGCCAGCGACGCTCTTCGCCTTCTCGCCAGCCTGCTCTTTCTTGCCACCCTCACCCAGCTTCTTGTGCTTAAACGGGAGCATTGCCTTTGCGGCGTCGATCCGAAGCCGGAGGTCAGCCGCCGGTTCGTTCATCACCTTGGTGAGGAATTCCACAGGGTCGGCGGTCGGAGGGATTTCGATCGCATCCAGCGGCGCACCGCCAGCTGGCGGCGCCGCGGCACGGCCACTCCCAGCCTGTTCCTGGCGCGCCTGGTCCAGGCGGCCTTTAACATCCTTGTCTTTAACAAGCCGGGAGCCCGCAGCGGACGCTGTCGCCTCGCTGTACCCGGCACGAATTGCCGCTTCCTTATTCGAGAACCCGGCCAAAACGGCATCGGCGAAGGCTCGCTTTTTGCCTGTTAAAGCCATTAACAATTTCCTCCAAGGGGACTTTTTTCTGCGCGTGGGAGACAGGGTGGTGTCCGAGGGTCAAGGGGTCATGGAGATTGACCCCGCCCCTCCCTCACCCTGCAACCAGGCCGCCAGCGGCGCGCTGCCGCGCCTCCTCGGCCGTCTTGGCATCGTGGCAGGGCGTGCAGAGCAGCCATTTGTTTGAGTCGTCGTCGCTGCCGCCGGCCCACAGCGGAACCTTGTGGTCGACAGCGGCGCCGAGAGTTGTAATGCCTTTGGCCAGACATGCCTGGCACAGGCCGCAGTCGCGGCGCCGGATGCGTTCGCGATCTGCAACGCCCGCGCTGCCGCGCTTACGCTCGACCGTAGCGGCTGGCGCCGGCGCCAGGCGTGTGATCTTGGCAGTCTCGAGTCGCGACTGCAGGGTGCGGAGCTTCGGCATCAGCGCTTGCCCTTCTTCTTACGGGCCGGCCGCTGCGGCGCACATGGCAGCAGCTGGGCAATCTCCAGCACGCTCATGCCAACCTGGCCCCAGCCCTTGGCGCGCAGCAGCTGCTTGGCTTCTGTGCAGTCGGCGAGCAGGTTGCAGGCGTCATCCAGCGCAGGGGCTTGGTGCACGATGACCATCGAGGCCGGGCGATCAGGGACCACAGTGCGGATGATCCGGTCGCGGAACTGTTCAGCGAGCGGCCTCATCCCAGCTCCTCAAGTGGAATACCGAAGTAGCGCGCGATGTCTTCCGGCGGAAAAGTGCGCCAGTCAGACGAAGGCGGCACCGAGGTGCGCTTCATGAATTCGGCGTGCGCCGCGTCCGTTCGCGCCTTATACCAGGCGTCGTAACCAGTCTCCTGCGCAGTTGGCGCAGGAAAGAGTGAACTCGCATCGGTGACGATCATCGGGATCTCGCCGGTGCGCTCGCACAAGATTTCGCCCGGCCGCAGCTGTGGCCGCAGGCGGACGACCGTAGCGCGGCCGGCCAGGTCACGCTCAAGCACATGCGGTTCGGCGCGGCGCAGCACGATCTCGCTGCCGATCTGCACGCGCAGACTTGGGGCTTGCCGATCCATGACTAGTCCTCGCCGAAGCCGGGCACGTCACGCTCGGTAGTAGTGCAGAGGCAGCGCACCCATGCAATAGTGGCCAGCGCGATGATCGCCCACAGGACGCCATAGGCCCAGCCGGGTGCGCTGATGTGCTCAAGGAAAAGCCACAGCAGCAGGCCGCCGCCGATTGGCGAACGGGACGGCAGGGACGACGACTTGATGGCGACTTTCTTTTTCATTGTCGGACTTCCTTGTAATCAAAAACGCTTACGAAAGCGCTTGCGAATGTAATCATTTTTGATTACAATGGTCTCACTGAAACAAACAACGGAGGTGTGGTGAGGCAGAGTGAGTTTGTTAGGTGGCTCAAGCAGTTCGGAGCGACTTTCGAAGAGGGTACGAATCACACGAAAGTCAAGCTGAACGGCAAAACGAGCTTCCTACCAAGACACCCGAGCAAGGAACTAAAAACAGGACTTGTCGAAGGCGTCAAAAAACAACTGAACCTGAAGTGAGGGAGGCCCCTAGAGGGGCTTCCAGCTCACCCGCCACCACACCGAATGCACTGCACCTTGAAAGGGCCACGATGAAATATCCAGCGATCTTTACCCCCGCCGATGAAGGCGGCTTTGTCGTTACGTTCCGCGACATCCCAGAAGCGATTACCCAGGGTGATGACGAGAGCGAAGCGGCAGCCATGGCGCGCGATGTGCTGCGCGAGGCGATGGGCGTCTACTTCGACGAGCGACGCTCGGTGCCGGCGCCATCGAAGCCACAGAAGGGCGAGCGCCTGATCGACTTACCGCTGAGCGTATGCGCAAAGGTTCATCTACTGAACGCGATGCTGGCTCAGGACGTGAATCCATCTGAGCTGGCCCGGCGCTTGGGCACAACCAGGCAGGAGGTCAACCGCCTCACCGACCTGGAACACGCGACCAAGATCGACCGTATCGCCGAGGCGATGGCGGCGCTTGGCCGCGAGCTCGAGCTGGTCGTGCGCTGATGTAAAAAAGCCGCCAGCAGCGCGAACGCTACGGCGGCGAAGCCCGGCGAGAGAGCCGGAGGAGACACGTTGCGGTGGCTGGTGCTGGCGATCCAACCGGCAGGCTTATACATCCTGCTCGAAAGCGCCCATGGAGGAGCGCCGCGCATCAGCTAATGCGCATTCACCACACTGCTGCCGACTGAGCCGGCCTTGATAACCTAGAGCTTCCATACGCTCGCAGCAATCAGCAGCAGTGTGGTCACTGGCTTGCGCCAGTCGCCTGGCCTACTTGCGGCGCGCGGCGTTTGCAACAGCCACTGCCAGATCGGCGATCTTCTTGGTGGCGTGCGTCTCGACGTCGGCAAAGCGCTCACGGTCGAAAGTCTTCCAGGAGCCGTTGCTCCAGCGTGCTTGGTAGCGCATACGTGCCCTTTCGTTGTCAGGTTGCCGGTTACAGCGTCCGGCGACGTGGCGCGCCTGGGGTAGCGCCCGTCTGCTCCGGCCAATGCCGGGTCGTATTTTGCGTGTGGTTGTGGCGCCGTCTTCTGAGTATCGCCGGGCGGGAGCTCCAGCACTCATCGGGCAACTGTGATCCCGTGCGCGTTTCGTCGCGCTTTCACGTGAAGACCAGGCTCAGGTTGGGCTAGTGCTTCATGTGTCACCTCGCTAGGTAGGTTGCCTACCTCGGATGAGGCAGGCCAGGACGAGCCCCAGGGCTATCTGCCAAGTGGGCCGTAAACGAAAAAAGCCCGAACGTTTGACGGTTCGAGCTTTTCTTTGGGCGTGCGAAGTCGCCCTATGCCGCTAGTTTACGAGAAGTACAGCCGAGTTGCAACGTTCTTTTGCAGCTTCTGTTCGAGATCGTTGCGGGCGGCCTCCAGCACCTCGGCGTAGTTCGCGTTCTGGAAGCGCCACGCGGTCGAGATACCTTGGCTGCGGTAGATCGCCCAGCGGTGCTGAATGGACAAGCTGTCGACCATTGCATTGACGGCCTCGCCAGTCTTGATGTCGGCCAGGCGCTGAGCCTCGTGTACTCCGACGTCCGGGCCGGCATCGCCCTCGAGCTTCATGCCGCGTGAGCCCAGGTCGCGGTCGTTCGTGTGCATGAAGTCCACCCAGCACGCCATGAGGATGCCGTAGGGGTCGGGCTTATTGAACGCAGGCGCTGGCGCGGTCGCCTTGGGAGCACGGCGCAGGGTCGAGGTAGGAGCCATTCCGAGGGTCGCAGCGAGGGTCATGATTTCTCTCCATTAAGACCTCAGCAGCGTAGCACGACAGGCGTATTTTCTTGCCCTGCCCGAACTTTTCCAAATGACAACCTGTTACTTATGAGGCACACTCACGGTGCTGATGCTCAAGACATGCCCCGTAGTGTTTGAAGGAAATCGTCAATCGTAATTTCGCCTAAAAGAAAACTGAACAACAGATGTTTAAGATAAGTGAGCAGACCTGGACACGTGCATGTCTCGCGGTGATTATCTCCATTGCTGTGTTGTGCATTTTAATCCTTTTGGGTCGTTTACCCGGCTGGGACCAGAAAACCCCCGAATGGGTCGCTGCTCTAGGTACCATTGCCGCCTTTGCTGGCACTATCGCGATCGCAACTACGGAGGCCCGGCGCCGGCGCCATAACGAAATGGCCCTAGCGCGGCTGCGAGCTGTCGGAATGCTGTTCCGGGTTCGACGAGCGAATAAGAGCACCTAA